ACCCCCTGGGGGGTTGCAATTTGATCAGCTATGGGGGGTATGTGGGGATTCGAGCGTAATTAGCTGACGGGTACCTTCACACATACGTGGGGGGTACGGTACGGGTACCCTCTCACCCTCCCCTCTTTCCACTGACAAGCCTAAGATGTACCGCAAGCTCTCGTCTTAATTCTTCTGCCGTCAGCGTTTTTTCCTGCTGAGCTTGTTGTGCTTGCCACATTCCAGCGTGACGACCTAGTAACTCTAAGGCTTTGAGCCTAGAGCCCTCTTGCTTGCCAGTCTTGCTTAGTGCCAGCAAACTTTTCATCACATAACGCTTAGTCGCAACTAAATCATCTGACAGTGCCTCTTCTGTTTCATCCCATGCTGTATTTATTAATTTTTGAATCCTTGGATCTTTGGCCAGTTTATGTGCTGCTGCACTAATAGTCTGGTTATTAGCCTGGGTGCTGGGATATGCATCCTTATAAGCTTGTCTTTTTGTTTTCCCTTCTATGATTGACTGTGCAAACTGATACTGTGCTTTAGTTAGTGGTCTAGGTTTATGGTCTGCTAAGCCTATGATCTGCCCATCTGATCTTTCCCGAGGTTTGTCTGCCTGGGCTGCTGCTCGCTCCGCATCGCCGATATCCCCGCCGAGCATAACTAACCGCTCAGTCAGTAATTCTTCTATGCTTGCTTGCTCTAAATCGTCTGCAGCTTGCTCAAGCTCTAGCCTGTAGTCATTGACCGATTGCTGATCTTTGCTCTTATCTGTGCTCACCTATCAATCCCTCATATCTGATAGTTTTTTGCATGTTCTCATATATGCCGACCTGTTAGCAACTTGTGGACAAGTTTAATCTGTGGATAACCTGTTGATGGAATCGTGGATAACCTGTTAATAACTCGATTTAAGGCGTTATTTTTCCCGGGTTGATATCAACACAAGGGCAGGTTAAAAAAAATCGATTGTGCGCGTTTTTGTGTTTTTCGGAACGATTTTAACTGTACGCTTATACAGTGTTATGTAATTCTGGCATGACCTTTGCAGGCCTGAATCCTGACGTTTGAGCTTGTCCAGGCATTAATAGATTGACCACGTCAAAGCTTGCCCCATGTTATTTGCACTATTGACTTGCAATGCATTACACTAGCGTCATGGTGCTATTTCGCACTGATCAATAGATGATTGCCATGACGACTATTTATAACCCTGACCAAATTGACGCAGCCCGTTTGCTTACCCTGCGACAGATGCTGCGACTGGAAATGCTAGGTATGGCCCGGAAAGGCCGCAGCGCTTATTCAATCCTTAAGTCTGAATTCGGGTTCAGGGGCTCGAGAGAGGCAGTATTTGCAGCGCTTACGGAATGGCGCAATCAAGTTATTGCCAAAGCTTAATTATCAAACCAGGGGAAACCATGACACATGCAGATTATCACCGTGCCGCCGATCTGATGATCAGACAAGGCGGAAGCTTTGCTGCAGCAATTGCGGAAGCTTATTTCGCGGCAGATACACAAAACCGCAAGCGCTTACTTGAAGCTTTTGGCGATCTGTTCGAACGATTCCATCGTGAGGTTTGACTATGAAACACTTGAAAGCTTTTATTCGATCAATTGCCCGTGTCATTACTCACCCTTACCGGGTATTGATTTACTGGGACGGTTTAACTGCATGTCATCGTGCTGTCGATACTGTTGACGCCCTTTCGTGGGCGTCTCAATACCCTGCCGATGCTGTTGTGATTGTCCGGACTCGTTCTAATCGCATCATTGCTGGGAGGTATTAAACATGCGATCACTATCTGTAATTGCCCGCGATATCCGGGCTGACTGGCAACCCGTGAATTACGCTGCAAAGCCCTATCTTGACGCCATGGCCACGCTCGACAATATCAACGATAAATATATTCACGACTCAGGCAGGTCTATCGTGCTTTATTTTCTAGCTAACGCCTCGTCATGGCGCGGAGAAAAAGCTCGAGCGATCAAATCTGAACTTAAAGCAATGACGAAGGGAATCTGAATATGTACCGCATACACAACACCGGCGACTGGCACCGCACGGATACCGGCTCGACACGCGACGCGCCGACAGTAACCGCACACGACACGCTCGACACGATGCACCCGTTCGACCGTGCTCAATTCATATGGATGCTAGAGCATGGCGAAATTGTCACTCAATCCGGCGTCACGGTTTGGCAAATCACCAGGGGACAATAATGAGTTATTCATTTATCGCCGAGTCTAGCAACCGCAAAACCGGTCCAATACCTGTAGTTTATTCTGCACGTGAAACTTGCCCGTCATCATGCCCGCATTATCGCAGCGACTGTTATGCGGAAGACTTTTATACTCGTATGACCTGGGACAAAATACCGCAGCGCGGCATTGGTTTGTCTGAGTTATTGCAACAGATTAAATCAATTAAACCCGGGGCATTCTGGCGATTTAATATCGCCGGTGATTTACCCGGTAATGATGAAAAAATAGATTGGTCTACACTTAAAAAGATTATTTCGGCGAATAAGGGAAAGCTCGGATTTACTTATACTCACAAAAAAAACCCGAAATATTTCGACAAATACAGACAATCTATAAATCAGGGTTTTATTATTAATCTTTCGGCAGATGATGCTGGCGAAGCAGACACTCTCGCGGATTCTGGCTTACCTGTCACGTGTATCGTTCCAATGGATACACCGACCAAAAGCTTTACTCCAGCCGGTAGATTGATTGCAGTCTGTCCGGCGCAAGTAAAAGACACTACCTGTCTGGATTGCCAATTATGTGCGAAACCTAACCGAGCAGTCATTGTCGGGTTTCGTGCTCATGGTACCCGCAAAAAAATAACAGACTCAAAAGCTCGCAGGGTTATCCCTTTGGTGAAAGCATGAGAATTTATGCCGTCACTCATTGCAACCCGGTATATCTCAAGTCGGTTTATCAATCATGGATAACGCTAGTAAACACAGAAGACGATATCCCGTCAGGGTTCCGCTATCTATCTTGGCAAGATGGATACCGAGTCTGGCGCATGACTCATGAGCGTGTGCCGATACCACTAGGACGGGTTCCGGATATATCCTGCGCGATATACCTGATCAGACGCTAATAAAGGCCCTACGGGGCCTTTTTTCATTGGTGCCTATGCCACCCTACATGCCCGCGCTTTGACGCGCTGCAAGGCCTTTACGCCAAGGCTTGGCGGGCAAGATTTATGGGTAGGATGGCAAGGCTGGAATTGTCCAGCCTTTGATGCCAGTAGGTAGAAGAGGTGTAGGGTCAAGGTGCAGGGTCAGAACCGGTCAAATTGCTCGGTGTACGTGCCACCGGCTTTGTCATACTGCAGGGTCGTCTCACCCTGGGTTCCCACCCATCGATACCGACACTTCCATACCGCGATCTGAACCTCCTTATCTACGCGGTGTACGGTCACCCCACAGTCAGTCTTTGCCCACCAAGCCATCGAACCCGAGATACTCATCCCGTCAGGCCTGGGTTGATCATTACCTGACCTAGCCATCTTTGCAGGGTGAGCAACAAACCAAGTATGAACTTCATTGGCCATACAGAACTTCCTGACTCGAGTCAGCATGTCTGATATGGCATCTGTCTCGGTTTTATTTGATCTCTCCAGGTCGATGTAGTTATATGGGTCAATAACTAAACCCCTGATTCCCATTCTTTTAACTGCTGCTCGAGATCTTTCAAGGATTGAATCCAGGGTTGATGGTTCTTCCCCGTTTGAATCTATGAACAGGAAGTGATCTTGAACAAAGTTAAATGCTTCTTCTGATTCCTGCCGGGTCATCTTGTTCATGCCGTCATAGAATCTTTTGTTGGTGTAGATCTCCATTAACCGGGCGATGTGTACCTCAGGCTGGTTCTCAAAAGAACAAATGGCAAACTTCCAATCTTCTGCCCTGGCTAAGTTGACCATGATCTGATCAACAAAGTTGGACTTACCCGATGAAGGGTAACCCGTGACGACAGTTAGTTGTCCAGGTGCGATTGTGTAGATCTTGTCTACCGAGCTATACCCGGTTGAGAACCCCTGACCGGAACCTTTGGTAAAAAGCTCATCGAGCCTTGGCTTATAAGTTGCTGGATCACTAAGTCCTGAGATTGGATAGGCTGTGGCAGATTCAATGATTTCTTTGATGTCCGAAACAGGGTCATACGCCTTCGTGTAAACATCGTTCAAATCCTTTGCTTCAAACTTAGCTACCCGACATTTGTCTTTACCAATTCTTCTGGCTAACTCTTCAGTTAAAGCCTGCCCTGGCCCATCCTGGTCTGTCGCTAATACAACGTATGGTGTCTGCTCGAGAATCTCCCGGGCGTTCCATATGTAAGCAAACTTCTTATCCTCTGATGGCAGAACCTTTCCATCTGCCACCTTCTGTGGGGCTCCATTAGGTACCGAGATGGTGTTGGGATAACCAGCTTGAACCAAAGTGAGGCAATCAATCTCACCCTCAACGATGATGATGGGCTCTTCCGGGTTGATGTTCTCAATGTTGAAGAAATCATGAGCACCACCCGCCTCTTGTGTGAAATCCTTTTCAGGTATTGATCTGTACTTGGCAGAAACTAACTGCCCATTTCTGAAATACGGAAAGCCAATACAGTCACATTCTTTTTCTAATCGTTTGAAAAACTTGCGTGAAGCAAACAGCTTCATCTTGTCTGCGGTTTCTTTAGATATCCCCCTGGTTTTTAGATAGTCATAATGGGTTGTCTGTAATCGATCCTCAAGGATCTTTGTTGATGGGACGGGCAACACGTGAAATTTCTCCGGTTGAACTGAGCCATTGGCCTCGCAATGGTGGCAGTAATAAAGGACTGCCCCGTCTGACTGACGGGTGAGCGTCATGTCCTTCATTCTTTTCTTTTTACGTTCTGGACTACAGAACGGGCATGTAACCCGTCCTGTATTGCCATAAAACTCAGGGATCATTTCATCGAACCATCTTTGTTTCGTTTAAAGCTCCTGTTCTTTGATGGTGATTGAAGCTTTACACCATCTTTGTTACTGCCCCCTTTTGATAACGCAACTACATGGGCTACATCTTTGTTCTGCCTGTCGATTCCCTTGGCATCCATCTTCCGCCGAGCTCGCTGTCTCTCCATCCGATCAGCATGCTCACCTCGAGATACCTGGGTTTTATATTCCTGCTTGTAATCTCTCATTGCACCTTCTCCAGCGGGCATGGAACCT